AATATTCTATCTCCTTGAAAAAGGGCTTACAGAAAGAGAAGTCGCTAACCAATTAAACATAACAAGAAATGTTGTGAATTATAGAAAAAAAGTAAAACGAGATGAGACCGTTGGCTAAAATAACTAGCTACATCACTCAAGATGACGGCACAACAACTGTCGTTATCTCGGGTGTTGAATTAGGCGATAAGGAAACGCTACTACTAGACAACGGATTCGATGTAGAAGTTGATGTAAATGTCGTAGATCCGTTTCAAATCACTGGCAAACAGCGTCGTAAGATATTCGCTTTAGTCAAAGATATAGAAGAACATACGGGCCAACCTATGGACTATATGAGGCATATGTTTATCGAATATGTAAGAACCTACTACGGATATGACAACCCAATATCACTGAGTAATTGCACTCGAACACAAGCTTCACAAATCATCGACATCATATTGGATTGGGTGTTTGAAAATGGAATACCCCTCAGCTACAAAACAAGTGAATTATTAAAAGGGGATAAATCAAAACTCTACTGGTCAACAGTAAATAGAAACTGCGTTATATGTGGGAGACCTCATTCAGATTTAGCACATAGGTATGCAGTAGGACGTGGGCGCGACAGAACCAAGATAAATCACTATGGCAATCAAGTATTAGCATTATGCCGTGAACACCACACAGAACAACACAACATTGGAATGGATAGCTTTAACGATAAATATCACCTACACGACAGCTGGGTCGATGTGGATGAGCGACTTAATAAAATGTTGAAAGGAGAGAAAGTAGATGGCAACGTTTAGGGTTTATAAAGAATCAGGTAACTTTGTGACAGTACACAAAGATTTTATACATGACTCTAATATAAGTTGGAAAGCGAAAGGTATTCTACTTTATTTATTAAGCAGACCTGACGACTGGCAAATTTACGAAACTGAATTAGTAAAGCATTCGGTTGACGGGTTAAGTGGTTTAAAGTCTGGAATTAAAGAATTAGAAAAAATAGGATACATTCAGCGCAATAGAAAAAGAGATGCTAAAGGTAGGTTAAAAGAATATGAATATGCTGTATATGAGCAACCTAACCACATTCGATTTTCCAACGTAGGAAATTCCTACATAGGAAAAACCTACGTAGGAGAATCGCATCCTACTAATAATAATAGTACTAATAATGATTTAACTAATAATAAAGACACTAATAATGTGACAGACGAGACGATTAAAATATTTCAATTAGTTAGTAAAAAACTAGAAACAATACAAAGTCCTTTAAAAGTACAACAACTAGAAAATGAAATTGAATCATTCAAAGAAGATAAATTAGAGATTTTAGAACTAGCTATTAACTACTGTAAAGAGAATAACAAAGGTATTAACTACCTTATAAAAATTTTGGAAAACTGGAATAAAGAAGGTATTACAACTAAAGATCAAGCAGAACGAAAAATAAAACCTAAACAAACAACTAACTCAATACTAGATGAACTTGAAATTGAATTAGGTGATAACTAATGCCGATGTTAAAAAAAGAGGCTTTACACATATTAAGGCTTGTCAATGATGTTTACACTATGAACCTTACTAAAGAAAAGGCAAGCACATGGATAGAAATACTATCCGAAAAAGGAGATTACGAACCAACGTTACGTAAGACTAAAAACTACATCGCTAACAATGGATATAAACCAAAAGTGGCTGACATTCTAGCGTATAAACCTAAAGTGTTTAATTACACGCAAGTGCCAGAGGAACAAACAAAGGAGTATTTGCTTAAAAATGACCCTAATTACCAAAAGGGATTAGAAGAAGCGAGGGAGCGTTGGCGTCGCATGAGGGAGGAGTTAGGTTTTGACACGAATTGACAGACTTGAAACAGAGAAAAGCCTAGTATCTAACCTAATGCGAGACCCTCAACTGATAAGCAAACTGAAGTTGACGCCTGAAATGTTCGAGAACCAGTATACACGAAAGTTTATTGAGTATGTGCTAGATGTTGGCAAGGTTGACGTCAACGAAATTTATTACAAGTGTCGTAATGATAAAGACTTCATACCTACTAAAGTGTTGTCTGAAATATACAACTTTGACATTGCTGAAGTGTCTTACTTCATGAATGATCAACTCAATTTATTAAATGAGTACGTAGTAAATGAATCTGTTAACAAAGTGAATGAGTACTTACAACAACCAGATGAACAAAACCTAAAAGTGTTAACAGACGAGATAAATGCATTGCAAGAATTGAGTATTGAAAAAGCTAATCCTACCGATACGTTTTTAGAAGAAATCATGACGAATATATTAAGCGATGAGCCTAGAGAGTTTATCAAAACAATGTACAACAACATTGATAATAAAATACTAGGATTTGAGAAGTCGCAACTGAATATATTAGCTGGTAGACCTTCAACTGGTAAAACGGCATTCGCTTTAAATATCATGTGGCGTATCGCTCAACAAGGTTATCCGACCTCATTCTTCAGTTTAGAAACTGGAGGGACGAACATAGGAGAACGTTTGATATCGATGATTACTAACATTCCACTAACTAAGATTAAACAATCACAAGGATTATCTTTAGACGAAACAAATCAAATTATGGACGCTATTAATCAAATTAAGCAACTACCACACTTATCTATTCATGACGGTGCAGTCATTACGCCGAGGGATATTCGTGAGCAGGCAATGCAAGAAAGTGATAAACCACACGTTATATTCATTGACTACTTAACACTTATGAAGTCTGATGTGCCGATGAAAGAAAGACGGTTAGAAGTTGAAAAGATTAGTCGAGATCTAAAAATAATTGCTAAGGAAACAGGCTGTGTCATTATTGCACTCGCTCAGCTAAGTCGTGGCGTTGAATCTAGGCAGGATAAACGACCAATGATGAGTGATTTAAGAGAAACTGGCGGTATTGAGCAAGATGCACACTTCATCTTTATGCTTTATCGAGATGATTATTACGACAAAGATTTAGTAGATAACGAGACTGGCAAGTCGGATATAGAAGTGAACGTTGTAAAAAATAAAGACGGCGAAACAGGTGTGATTCAAATGGAATTCTACAAAAAGAGTCAGAGGTTTTACTAATGACTATTGGAGAGATGCAAGGCTTTTTGGGAAACCTCTACAGAGACACATATAAAGGCGATACGCTCATTCAAATCAATTTGGTACAAATGGGTTGGGCAATAGAAAGATTGCTTGATAGAGGGCAAATTACGCTGTTTGACGACTATGACAAAGTAAGTCACATCATCTTTGATGAAATTGATTTTACGCAAAGGAGCAGACATGACAGAAGCTGAAATCCAGAAACAAATAATTGAATCTTTAAATAATTCTGAATGTCAGGTGTGGAGAGCTAACGCTGGAATGGTACGCGTTGGCAAGAGGACGTTGAAACTCTTGCCGAAAGGCTTTCCTGACATATTCGGAGTAAGACTGAAAGACGGTAAGTTTATAGCGATTGAGATTAAAAAGCCTACTGGCAAATTATCAAGTGAACAAATTGAATTTCAAGAGTGGGCCGTGAAACACAAAATTGTATATGGCGTCGCATATTCAGTAGAAGACGCACTGAAAATTATAGAGGGGGATTAAAAATGCGTACAGTATTAGCACTAAGAAGAAGTGGAGACAGACCAACACAATCGTCTGTAGATAAATTTCAAAATTCAAAAATGGAAGAAGCCTACAGAAACTACAAAGCAGAAAGAGAAACTAAACCGTGGTTAAGTACGGTACCGCAATCCGTTAAGCCTAGCAGGGCGTACTATGATTTATGCGACTTTGTAGGTGTGCCAGTAAAACAGAAAGAAATCAAACGTTATGAGGCTAAACCGAAAGAAAAGAAATTACCTAAAATTCCTGGTGATCATACACGTGAATTCATGATTAATGGTTACGTGGTATCGGTCAGACAGTTAGCTAAATTATTAAATATGCGATACGAGGTTGTGAATAGCAGATTGCGTAACGGTGCAACTCCTGAAGAGTTAATGGAGAAAAAGGGCGTGAAGTTATGAAACTAAAAATCCGTGATTTAAACATTGACGATAAGGTTTCATTCTATGTGGACGAACAACGATATGAAGGCAAGGTTACTGAACTGCACTACAACTTTAAAGGTAAAGAAATGGCACAGGTAGAGCTAGACAACGCTTGGTATTACAACATTACTGACGATGATGATTGGGAGGTTATTTATTGATGAACACATTCCACTTATACAATGCAGCCGAAGAAAAAGTAATGATTGTACAGGAAACTTTCGGCGGCTACATCATGGTTGGTTTACCGAAAAGACAGTATAGCCATATTGATGGTTATTATACTGCAGATGAATTTAACTACTTTAAATCAGTACATAACCTAATGTACGCAGAGGAGTTAGGCAGTCAGATTAGTATATTTGATATGTAGGGAGGACGAATGGAATGGTGAAGATTAAAACTAAAAAGAAAATGACGTTGCCAGAACTGATTCAATGGGGTTGGGATAATAAAAGCAAAAACAGAGAGTTCTATTCTGAAAATGGCAAGAAAGTAATTTTTAATAGTAATGGAAATGTTAAGCCAAAAGTATACTTCAAACTCGAAGACACTTTCATAGTAGAAATTGAAGAAGAAATTACGGAAGATACTGTAATTAATGGTCTTGTAGAAGTATATAGAGCGTCTAGTGGGTTTTTAAAATCAGTAATGTTTCCAAGAGAAAGTGTTAGAGTTGCAAAAAGAGATGTAACTGTAGCCTTCTACATGCTAAACGACGACATGACGATGACGTTGCTGTGGAAAAATGGGGAGATGGTTGAATGAGTGATTTTATTACATTAGAAAAAACTGATTGGTACAAAAAGTTAATTCAAGAATGTGACTCGTACAAATCAGAACGTGATTCACTTATTGCAGACATCGCAAAGTTACGTGCAGAGCGCGACATGTATAAACACAAATTAGACGATGTGGTGGAGTTATTCACCCGCCACATCAACTATAAATTGTCAGTTACCCACAATGTGTGGTACATCAATTTACGTCATAAGTTAGACGAGGTGCTGAATGACAAAGGTTGATTATAAACGCATATGGCAGGAGCTTAAAGAAGAACGTATCGAAGAATATATAATGTTGCAAGAGTTTAATCGTCAGTATCCGAACGTAGGATTTTACAAAAATTATTCAACAACGCTAATGATGATACTTAAACGGATGGATATGTTAGACCGAACAGCTGAATTCCATAATTTACTACACGACTTAGAAAGGGCGAATGTAAATGACCCTAAACAATAAACTATACATCTTCAAAGCCAAAGTATTACGTGTGATTGACGGTGACACTTTAGAGATGCGCATTGATCTAGGCTTCCATACGCATACGGTACGTAAGGTTAGATTACTCGGTGTAGATACACCAGAGCGTGGCAACCCTGGATACAACGAGGCAAAAGCATTTACGACTCAAACTGTACTAGGTAAGGACGTGTATGTGCAGACGTATCAAGCCGATGCGTTTGGTAGATATTTAGGTGATGTTTGGTATCAAGAAGGCGACAATGAATTTAGATTGAGTCACGAGTTGAGTAATAGAGGATTAGTTAAAGAAGGCAGTAAATGGAATGAGGAGGACAAGTGAGTGAAAAAAATAATAATAGCTGGCATTACGTTACCGGCATTATTGGGTGTAGCACTTTTGATCGGCTTAATAGCATACCCTATTGCAGCATATAATCACACACAAGAATTTAAAGGAACTATTACTGAAAAGTATAACAAGCGAACTAATGAAGAAGATAAGTTTTACATCGTGTTAGATGATAAAACAGTAATTGAGAATTCAGATTTACTTTTTAGAGGTAAGTTTGACAGCGCAGATATACAACCGAAGTTGAAAGTCGGAAATAAAGTGAAGATAAAAACGGTAGGATACAGAATACGTATATTAAGTCTTTATCCAGTTCTATATGAATACAAGGAGGACAAATAATGAATCAATTAATCAAACAAGTAGAACAATGGAGCATTGATAAAGGATTAGATAAAGGCAATAGCTTTACGCAATACGCAAAAAGCGTTGAAGAAATGGGAGAAGTTGCAGGTGCTTTGTGTCGTAACCGCAGACACGATTTAAAGGACGGTATAGGCGATGTATTGGTTACCTTAATCATATTAGCCCAACAGAATAATATGACGATTCAGGAGTGTTTAGAGCAAGCATATGGAGAGATTAAAGACAGAAAAGGAAAAATGTCGGAAGACGGAAGTTTCATCAAATCAGAAGACTTGTAGTAAAGACGTACTGCAACGAATTAAGGAATTACTTAATAAGGAGTGATGGTGTGGACGATAAGATACTGAGTTATTTAGATAAAGTTGGAGAAAAAATAAGTGGTGTTGCTGAAAAAGGTTTTGATGTTTATATACACGGTGTGTTTGTAACAAGTTTGATTTATAGCATTATAGGCATAGTGCTTATAATATTAGCCATTGCAGCTATGTATATCACAGCGAGATTAAATAATAGCGAAGAGTATAACGAATTTAAAGAGATGTTTAAAATTTTTGTATTTATAATCGGTCTATTTGGGATTGTAGTAGGATTTGTTTTTGTTTTAGCCAATATAGTCGGAGTATTTGCACCTGATTATGTAGCGCTAAAACAAATTGTCGAAGGAGTGATCAAATGAAAACGGTAGAGACGAAATTTATTATTGAGGTTAATAAAGGGGTATATTTGAGAATTAATCGTTTAGAGGGTAGTTGTACTTTCACAGGAGATCCAAACTGTGCTAGTGCCTTTCCTGTAAGAGAAGATCCTACTGCTGAAAAATATGCCGAAAAATGTGGTGGCAAGATAAAACGTTTTACAGCAACTTATGAGGTGGAGTGATTATATGAAATATTTAAGAGTGGTATTACACACGCTGGTAACGATTCTGATTTATGAGGGTGCTAAGGCGTTGATGAATGATATGTACCTGCAAGATAAAGTTGATACGGAGGAATATTAGATGTGGTGGATTATACTGTTTGTGATATATACATTGTTACTACTAGGATTCCTCACTGAAAACGCACAACTTAAGGGTAAATTAGAGGCTAGAGAATACGAAAAACGAGTATTAGAAAGTAGATTAAGACACTTTGAGGGGGACGATTAATGCCATTAAGAAAATCGACTATTAATTATTTGGAAAGCGAACTACGCAATTATCCGTATATCGATAAAGATATTAATAGAGTGCGCGAAGAAGTATTACACCCGTGGCAACCTACTGATGAAAATATTGGTGGTGGACGTTCGAGTGAAAATGTAAGTGTTACGGAAATTAAAGCAACACGTGTTGTTAATGATAGACGGTTAGCTCAATTAGCAAGAGTGAAGATGGCTGTTGAGATAGTGTATGAGAATACAACAAATGAAGGTCGTAGGCTAATGGATTTATATTATTTTGCTAAACCAAGAAAATTTAATTTAACTGGTGTTGCTGATGAAATGCATATCGGCAAGACTATGGCCTATAGGTTGCGTAAGTGTATTTTAGAAAGCCTTGCTGACGAGTTAGGAATGATACATTAAATGCGGAAAAAACGCGGAAAAATAGCATCACTTTAGGGGTTATAATGTTAATGTGCTTAATATAAGCACTGCGATGACGACATTTTCCCTCCTTTCAAAATTGTGGTTTCATCTGTTTAGTGAAGTTGATTAGTAACTAAATTAGGCGTCCAGAGTAACTGGGCGTCTAACTTTATGCTGATATGAGTGTATGTATTTAGTAGTATATATTCATATGAGTGTAAAGCTCAAATAAAATAACAAAACATAATCAATTAGGCGCTGTTAACCCCTTTTCAGCGTCTTTTTTGGTATAATTACCACATAATAAAAGGGGGAGTTTTATGTATCATATATGCATGTTGGAAATTAATAATAATGGAATATTCATCAATGCAGAAGTTAAAGTCGAATCTATAAACAGAGAAAAAGAAATAATAATGTATGTTTATAATGAAACACAAGAAAAATATGATTCGCGTATAAAATTTTTCAACGAATTAAGACATAGTGAGATAGTTAGCTTTTTGATAAAAAAACAAGACGATGGTGTAATCGATTTGAAAAAACTTGCTATAGATAACGGAGCTTTGACTGTAGATGAAATTCAAGAAGACGATGAACATTTAACGTTTAAAGTGATTATTAAAAAGAGTGATTTTAATCCTCGAAATTATTTTAAAAGATAACAGTAATTATTTACGTAGAGTACTCTTACAAGTACTCTTTTTTAATTTATATATGCGATTAGCGTGAGAGTTGGTGATATATGAGATGACTAATATGCAAAATAACGCAACATTTGGAGCGTATTTAGAATTAACCAAAAAACAACAAGCCTATATTCAGATTAAGACAGATACTGGCGCTAAGGACATGGATATTGCAGAACAAATTGATGTTAATCGTGCGACTATATCTAGGTGGAAGGCTAACGATAAATTTAGAGAAGGTTTCAAAGGTTATCAAGCGGAACATTTACAAAAACAAGTACCTAAAGCTCTGCAAACCATGATTAATTTATTAGACGCTAAGAGTGAGCTTGTAAGATTCCAAGCGTCGAAAGATATTTTAGATCGAACTGGATACAATCCTGTTGAAAAGCAAGAAATTTCAATGCAAGGTGCGGTGACATTCAATGACGACATCGATTAATTTATCTGAACTGATACCTGAACACTTTCGTGATTTATGGCGTGCTACGAAAAACCCGAACATACTTAATGTGGTTGGTAAAGGTGGCCGTGGTAGTGGTAAGTCGTCTGATATATCAATTATCATCACCCAATTAATCATGCGTTATCCGATGAATGCAGTAGTTGTACGTAAAACAGACAACACTTTAGCAACATCTGTGTTTGAACAAATAAAATGGGCAATAGAACAACAAAAGGTGTCACAATTATTTAAAGTGAAAGTGTCGCCAATGGAAATCACATATATACCAAGAGGGAACCGAATTATCTTCAGAGGAGCGCAGAATCCAGAGCGATTAAAATCGTTAAAAGATAGTCGATTCCCTTTTTCTATTATGTGGATTGAGGAATTAGCGGAGTTTAAAACCGAAGATGAAGTAACAACGATTACTAACTCAATGTTACGCGGAGAGTTAGACGAGGGATTGTTTTATAAATTCTTCTTCAGTTACAACCCGCCTAAACGTAAGCAATCGTGGGTTAACAAAAAGTACGAAAGCTCGTTTCAACCTGATAACACATTCGTACATCACTCTACATACTTAGATAATCCGTTTATCGCTAAACAGTTTATCGATGAGGCGGAGGCTGCGAAAGAACGTAATGAGTTGCGTTATCGTTGGGAGTATTTAGGAGAGGCTATCGGTAGCGGTGTTGTACCATTCAATAACTTACAGATTGAGAAGATACCTGATGAGTTGTTTAAGTCGTTTGATAACATACGTAACGCTGTTGACTTCGGATATGCTACTGACCCTTTAGCCTTTGTACGTTGGCATTACGATAAAAAGAAACGTATTATATACGCCGTAGATGAGTATTATGGCGTTCAAATTAGTAATAGGCAGTTTGGTAAGTGGTTATGGTCAAAAGGTTATCAGAGTGATGATATATACGCAGATAGCGCCGAACCTAAGTCGATTGATGAGTTGCGAAAAGAACACGGTATTAAACGTATTAAAGGGGTTAAAAAGGGACCTGATTCAGTTGAATATGGGGAGCAATGGTTGAATGATTTAGATGCTATTGTGATTGACCCTAATCGCACCCCTAATATCGCACGTGAATTTGAGAATATAGACTTTGAAACGGATAAAGATGGTAACGTTAAACCTAAATTAGAAGATAAAGATAACCATACTATTGACGCTACACGCTATGCACTAGAGCGTGATATGCGTCAGAACAAGATTTCAATTTTAACGTAAAGAAGGTGATTGTTATATTTTGGCCGAACGAAAAGCCCTACCATGAACGTGTTGTTGAGCAAATTAAACCTAAGTATGAAACGCAAGAAGAAATGATAATTCGTTTAATCAATGATCATAAACCTAAAATAGAAGATATTACAGTGGGCGAAAGGTATTATAACCATGACCCTGATGTGTTAAGGTTAGCACCTAAGTTGGATAACAGAGGGGAAATTGACCCTCTAAAGCCTGACTGGCGTATGTACACCAACTATCATCAGAATCTAGTAGACCAAAAAGTAGCATATGCAGTAGCTAACCCAGTGACGTTCTCTAGCGATGACGATAAATCGCTCAAAACAATCCAAGAAGTGTTAAATCACAAGTGGGACGATAAGTTAGTGGATATACTTACTGCAGCTAGTAATAAAGGTGTTGAGTGGTTGCAACCATACATTGATGAGAATGGAGAATTCAAGACATTCAGAGTACCAGCGGAACAAGCAATCCCTATTTGGACAAATAAAGAGCGTGACACGTTAAAAGTGTTTATTAGGTATTACAGATTAGATGGTGCTGAACGTGTCGAGTATTGGACGGATACAGACGTCACATATTATGAATATCAAGACGGAATACTTATTCCAGACTATTATCATGGAGAGGAACACATTCAATCACACTATTACGTTGGTAATAAGCGTGTGAGTTGGGGACGTGTTCCTTTTATTCCGTTTAAGAATAACCCTCAAGAGATGAGCGACTTATTTATGTATAAGACAATCATCGATGCGATGGATAAACGTTTATCAGATACACAGAACACTTTTGATGAATCAACGGAATTGATATACATCTTAAAAGGGTATGAGGGTCAAGATTTAGATGAGTTTATGCGTAATCTTAAATACTATAAAGCAATTAATGTTGACGGTGACGGTAGTGGTGTAGATACGATTCAAATCGAAGTACCTGTACAGTCATCTAAAGAGTATTTGGATATGCTACGTGATTATGTCATTGAATTTGGACAAGGTGTCGATTTCCAACAAGACAAATTCGGTAATAGCCCATCTGGAATCGCACTTAAATTTATGTATAGCAACTTAGATTTAAAGGCGAATAAGCTCAAGAATAAAACTTTAACAGCCTTACAAGAGTTGCTACAGTACATTGTTGACTTCTATAAGCTCAATATTAAAGTACAAGATGTCGAGATCACATTTAACTTTAATGTAATGGTCAATGAGTTAGAGCAATCACAGATTGGCGTACAATCGCAATACTTATCAAAAGAAACTGTTGTTACTAATCACCCATGGGTAGATGACCCTGTGGCAGAATTAGAACGCATAGAGCAAGATAACATTGACTTCAATAACCAATTACCACCGTTAGAGGGTGACGCTAATGACAGAGCGCAAGATAACCAATCAGAAACAAATTGATGAATATATCGAACAACTGATTGAAAGGTCAGTAAAAGAACTTGAAGTGTTATTCGCTAAGCGATTGAAAGTAATCAATCAAGATTTAGCAGATATGTTTGAAAAGTACCAATCAGACGACCCTCATGTTACGTGGACGGAATTTAATAAGTATAACCGTTTAAATAAAGAGCTTGTGCGCATCGGACAGATGTTAACTGAAGATTATAACCAAGTAGCTAAAGCTATTAAACAGACTCAACATAATGCTTACATCGAGAAGTATATGATGAGTCTTTATTTGTATGAAATGGCAAGTCAGTCATCAATGGAATTCGATGTACCTACGGCATCTGTGATTAACAAAGCGATTGAGCAACCTATTGAATTTATCCGTTTAGTCCCGACCTTGCAGAAACATCGTAACGAGGTACTTAAACGAATTCGCATTCACATTACACAAGGCATCATGAGCGGGGAGGGCTATTCTAAGATAGCTAAAGCACTACGTGATGATATAGGTATGACAAAAGCACAATCACAACGTGTGGCGCGTACAGAAGCAGGCAGAGCAATGTCACAAGCAGGTCTTGATAGCGCAACGGTAGCAAAAGATAACGGCATGAAGATGATGAAACGTTGGTCTGCTACTAAAGATGCGCACACACGTGACACACATCGTCATTTAGATGGTAAGTCAGTAGAAATAGATGATAACTTCAAATCTAGTGGTTGTGTAGGACAAGCACCACATTTATTTGTGGGTGTCGCTAGTGCCAAAGAGAATATCAATTGTCGTTGTAAGTTACTGTATTACATCGATGAAGATGATTTACCCGGTGTAATGCGTGTACGCAATGACGACGGTACTACAGAAGTAATCCCGCACATGTCCTATCGTGACTGGGAGAAGATGAAAAGAAAAGGCTAGCAACCTACTGCTCGACCTTAGCACGTCGTTAAACTGCTTCTTTTTATACAAAAATTCTTCGTGGCGTTGCACGTAAAAAACGTAAAAAGGAGTAGTTTTAATGGAATTAAGTGCATTATTAGATCAATTTGCTAACGGTGAAGTAGATAAGCAGAAAGTGCTTGATACAGTGGAAGAATCACAATCTGGAATGGTGCCACGTTCACGTTTAAACGATAAGAACGCCGAGATTAAAGACTTAAAAGCTGAAATCACTAACCGAGATAAGCAAATTGCAGACTTAGAAAAATCTGCTAAAGACGAAAGCGAGATTCAAAAAGAACTCGATAAAGTCAAACAAGAAAATGCAGATTGGCAAACTAAGTATGAAGAAACACAACTGAATAACGCCATCAAATTAGCAGTTGCTAAAGACGCAAATGACGCTAACGATGTTCTGTTGATGCTTGATAAAAGTAATCTTGAACTTCAAGAAGATGGCAACGTTAAAGGTTTAGAAGATGCAGTAAAAGCACTGCAAGAGTCTAAACCTTATTTATTTGCTGATAACAAAGCTACAGGGCGTACTCCTAACGATGGGGATGCAATTAACATAGGAATCACAAAAGAGCAATTTGACGAAATGACAGTCGCTCAACGTGAAGATCTGTTCTACAACCATCGTGAAACGTACGACAAATTATTAAATCAATAAAGTGAGGTAATTATTCATGGCTTTAGAAAATATGACCAAACTTGCCAATATGGTTAATCCGGAAGTATTGGCCCCAATGATGCAAGCAGAATTGGACAAAAAATTAAAATTCGCGCAATTCGCGGACATCGACAACACATTAGAAGGACAACCTGGTAACACAATTACATTCCCGGCATTTGTTTACAGTGGGGATGCAAAAGTAGTGCCTGAAGGCGAAGAAATTCCAATCGATTTAATTGAAACTAAAAAGCGTCAGGCAACTATTCGCAAGATTGGTAAAGGTACTGTATTAACGGATGAGGCGCTTTTATCTGGTTACGGGGATCCTAAAGGCGAGGCAGTACGTCAACACGGTTTAGCAATCGCTAATAAAGTAGATAATGACGTATTAGAAGCGCTTCAAGGTGCTACTCTAACAGTAGAGGCTGATATTACTAAATTAGCTGGATTACAAACAGCAATTGATAAATTTAATGATGAAGATTTAGAACCAATGGTTTTATTTGTAAACCCTTTAGATGCTGGTAAATTACGTGCTAGTGCTACCGATAACTTCACACGTGCTACTTTATTAGGTGATGATGTAATCGTTAAAGGTGCTTTTGGAGAGGCGTTAGGAGCGATTATTGTACGTAGCAATAAAATTAAAGAGGGCGAAGCTATTCTTGCTAAAAGAGGCGCAGTGAAACTTATTACTAAGCGTGACTTTTTCTTAGAAACTGAACGTCATGCTTCACACAAATCAACTGCATTATTCTCTGATAAGCATTATGTTGCTTATCTTTATGATGAAGCTAAAGTGGTGAAAATCACTAAATCAGCTTCTGAAGACGAACACAGCCTATAAGGAGTGATTAATAGTGACGTATATCGTTAAAGAATACTTTACTGACAGTCAAGATAACGGTCACCCGTACAATGTGGGCGATACATTCCCGCGTAAAGGGGTGCAGGTAAGTGAAGAACGATTAACTGAATTATCCACAATTAATAACCGGCGCGGAATTGTTGCAATAAAGCGTGTTGAAGAGCCGACAGACTATTCTGATATGAAAGTAGCAGAGTTAAAAGAATTGGCTAAAGAACGTAATATTGAGGGATATTCCGATATGAAAAAAGCTGAACTTGTCGAGGCGTTAGAAGGTGCTGAATAATGTTACCAATCGACGTGAAACGACTTAATAGTTGGCCTACTGATGACGCATCAAATGACGACACATTAGTAGATTTAATCCTTTTTTACAAAGGCATTGCAGAGGAATACTGTAACAAACAATTTGAGGCACCTTATCCATTCGGTGTACGTAAGTTTATTGCTGAAAGTATTAAATACGGTACTAACAGCAATATTGCTAGTAGGTCGATGGGCACGGTGTCTTATACATTTGTTACAGAATTACCTAAAGCCACATATAAACATTTGAAACCCTTACGTCAGTTGAGGTGGTAATATGTTTGATCCATTCGACGAATATCCCCACACAATCACTAAAGTTAAAAAGACTGAAGTAAATAGTTATCCCAATCCAACTGTAAATTATGAAGAAGTTGCAACGTTCAACGGATTTATGGACACACCTACAACTTCTGAAACACTTAAATACCATCAAATGGGTAAATCTTTCGACAGAAACCTATATACAAGGTATGACATACCAATAAATACAGAAGATTACTTTAAATACGAGGGTAGAATCTACCAAGTTATAGGTTATCCAGTAGACCAAGGTGGAATGCATGAAGTCAATCTCACTCGGCTCCAGGTGGTACCAAATGGCAAAAGTTAAATATGGTGCCGAATCACTTGTAGCTGAGTTGGAAGATTATCGTGAAGAAATGGAAGAGTGGGTTAAAAAAGGGATTGCTAAAACAACACTTAAAATCTATAACACTGCGATTCACTTAATGCCAGTTGATACTGGATTTTTGAGACAATCAACGACTGTTGATTTTGAAAATGGTGGATTTACTGGTGTTGTAAAAATAGGCAGTAGCTATGCGTTATACGTAAACTATGGCACGGGAATTTATGCCACAAAAGGCAGTAGAGCGCATAAAATACCGTGGACCTATAAAGACCCTAACGGTAAATGGCACACTACCTACGGACAAATGCCACAGCCATTTTGGGAACCTGCTATCGACGAAGGCAGAAGAGTATTCAAACGATATTTTAGCTAGGAGTTGTTAATATGTGGGTAACGGCAGAACCACTCTTATATTACAAAGTTATAAATAATTTAGTACAGAACCCTATCACTGACAGATTAGTTGGTGGTAGGGTTTTTGATTGCGTTCAAAAAGATGTCGCTTACCCATATATTGTGGTGGGTGAATCGAATGTAACAGAGAGTGAACGCTCACCAGGTATGCGTGAAACTATTGGTATTACATTTCATGTTTACAGCCAATATGAGAACGGTGCAGAGGCTAGAGAGTTGCTTAAGTACCTTAATTACGCATGTCGACAACATTTAGAATTTAGAGATTACGAAATAGATTGGATTAAAAAAGATAATTCACAAGTTTTTACTGATATTGATCAGTTTACAAAACATGGCGTACTACGATTGCTATACAGAGTACGTCATAAAACTTTACAAGAAGGAGTGTAGCTAATGAGTACAGGTTACATTGCCGTTTGTGAGCCAACTAATAATACTTTAGGAGTTATGGGATTATTAGTGTCAGACTTACAAGAAGGCGAAACTAAAATTTCTTCAGAGCTATCAGAAAAAATTGTAGCAGGCAAGACTGATTACTCTTATCAATCTGTAGCAGAAGAAATTAATTTAACATTTGGTCGTATTCCTGGAGATAAAGGGCAAGACCAATTTAAAACAGCTATTAAAGACCGCAAACAAATTAAAGTTTGGTTAATTGAAAAGAAAAAAAGACAAGACGGGTATCATGCTGCATTTGGTTACACTGTTGTTGAAGAATATGGTAATTCGTTTGACGATGAGGAAGATACAATTGAAGTAACAGTTAAAGTAAAATTTAACACTGCTGACGGTGTTTTCGAAGAATTGCCACCATCATGGTTAGATGCTTCAGTTGCTGGTACTACTGTTGAATTTGAAAAACCTGGTGAATACACAGGAGATTTGGAAGAACGTAAGTCAACTAGCAAGTCTTTTACAGTTAGCAATGTAGATGAGTCTGATTCAGAGTTGTAATAAGTTAAGGGGCATTGCGCCCCCTATTTTTTTTATATTTAAAAAGTGAGGTTATCCATTAATGAGCGAACAAAATGTATTCCAAGCGGAAAAGTTTGAACCAATTACAGAACTAGAGATTAACGATATTACTTATAAAGCAAAAGGCACTTTCATGTTTGATATTCATGCCGAAAAGTACGCTAAAGAAGATTCAGAAGGTAACAAGGCATCGGGTTATCACCATATTATGCAAGGAATTCTAAACCGCAAGACTACTGCTATTGTAGAGTTTTGGGATTGCGCGCTAGCACATATTAAACAACGTCCATCTAAAGAAGATATTCAAGACGCTATTTTGAAAGTTATCGAAGAAAAAGACGGTACGATTGGATTGTTACAAGGTGTTATTCAAGTATTAGGTGAATCGGGTTTTTTCAAGGAAGAGTTCAAGATGTTCTGGTTCCAAATGAATCAAGCGCCGAAGTTAGTGAAAGAAGAGGACAAAGAAGAGGCGAAGAACGCGCTACCATTCATGAAAGCAACCTACACAACTCTTACGGGGAAAGAACCTTACTAAATTACAGCGAAATCAGGATTAAAACAGCCCAATATTTAGGTTATATAAGTGCAGATGAGCTGTATTTAATGACCCCTAAAGAATGGCAAGATTGGATTAGAGGTGCTAGAGAACGCGAGTTAGATCAACTAGAGTTTAATTTGCATCAAGCAACTGCTAATGCAATGGCACAGAGTAAAAAAGGTGTTAAACCAATGCTTAAGCAGATTGCTAAAGCACGTGAGAATTTAGGTAAGAATGTTCAACAAATTAAACACGATAGAGATAAGATTATTGAACAACGTAAGTCATTAAGACAACGACAAATTGAAGAGGCTGATGCGTTATTCTTCAAAAAGAAAGGAGAGTAATATGGATACAAATTTTGTTGCGCGTATTAATGCGATAATCAATAACTTTGAACGTGGTGTACGTAAGGCTCAAAGATTAGCTAAAACAGCTGTGCCGAATGAAATCGAAACAGAAATTACCGCTAACACAAATAAGTTCCAAAGAGCGTTAACAAAAGCAAAAGCAATGGCTCAAAAGTGGCGAGAGCATACAGTAGATATAGACGGTGATATTGGTCCTGTTAAACGAGCAATACTCACTACTAAAGCATTGCTTAAAAGTATTAGAAAACACACTGTAAACATAGATGTAGACGTAAATAAATGGGATTTACTAAAAGCGAAAATGGTCGATACATGGCATAACGGTGGTAAGGCTTTAGGCGAATTTAGTGACAAAATGGACCACCTAGCAGGGCGTATCCGTTCGTTTGGTACTGTGTTTGGCCAACAAATCAAAGGTATGGTTATAGCATCATTTCAAGCGTTAATACCTGTAATTGCAGGATTAGTGCCAGCTATTATGGCTGTAGGTAATGCATTAAAGGTTGTAACTGGTGGTGCAGTTGCTTTATCAGGAGCTTTAGCAATAGCGGCAGGTGGTTTTGTTGGGTTTGGTGCTATGGCTATCAGCGCATTAACTATGCTCAAAAATGGTACGTTACAAGCTACTAATGAGACTAGAGCTTATCAACGTGCTTTAGAAGGCGTTAAGGATACGTGGGCATCTATTATTAAACAAAATCAAGCTCAAATCTTCAATACAATGACCAATGGCTTAAATGCCGTTAAAGTCGCTCTACAAGGCTTAAATCCATTCTTTAGTGGTGTTGCATCACAAATGGAAAAAGCAAGCGCTAGCGTGCTTAAATGGGCTAAGACAAGCCAAGTTGCAAAACGTTTCTTTAAAGAAATGGGTACAACTGGTGTAGCTATATTTGGAGATTTATTGCGTGCAGGCGGTCAATTTGGCGCAGGTATGATAAGCATGTTCACACAATTGATGCCACTTTTCCGATGGTCATCACAATGGCTACGTAGAATAGGCGAAGATTTTAATAAATGGGTTAACAGTGCTAAAGGGCAAAACGCTATTAAACAGTTCATGGAGTATACAAAGACTAATCTACCTATAATCGGTAACATCTTTAAAAATACGTTTGCTGGTATCAATAACTTACTTAAAGCCTTTGGGCAAAACTCTACCAATATATTCAAGTGGCTAGAACAAATGACTGCTAAATTCCGTGAATGGTCTGAAACGGTTGGTAAATCAGAAGGGTTTAAGAAGTTTGTGCAATATGTTCAAGAGAATGGTCCAGTGATCATGAAACTTATTGGAGATATTGTAAGGGTACTAGTAGCGTTTGGAACTGCAATGGCACCAATAGCAAGCGCATTACTTAAACTTATAGGTAAAATTGTAGAATTTACAGCCGCATTATTTGAAGCACACCCTAATGTAGCACGATTCTTTGGAATATTAACTATTCTAGGTGGTGCGTTTTGGGCATTAATGGCACCTATTATGTTCATTAGTTCAATTTTAGGCAATGTATTTGGCGTATCATTACTACAAGCTGGAAGGTTTATTTTTGGTTTTGTTAAAAATGCAGGTATATTGAGGGGGGCTTTAAACCTACTCAAAGGTGCATTTATGCTACTTACTAAGCCAATCGGACTAATTACTAGAGCTTTACCTTTATTAGGTGGAGCGTTAGCAGGTATAAATCCTATTGTTGCTATTGTAATTGGTGCCATAATAGCATTAGTCGGCGTTATTATTTGGTTGTGGAAAACGAATGAAGATTTTAGAAATGCCGTTATAAATGCGTGGAATATGCTAAGGGACGGAATAGCAAACGCCATCGAAGGCATAAAGCAGTGGTTGACCGATTTATTTACAAAAGTGAATGAAACATTACAACCAATAATGCCAATCCTTCAGCAAATAGGGCAATTCGCCCAACAATTCTTAGGCGTCGTTTTTGTGACCGCTATAAATACACTAATCACTGTATTTGGTGGTTTGTGGACTATAGTTTCAGTAGTCTTTACTGCAATAGGTACTATTATTTCTGCAACAATCCAATTAATCGTTGGCCTTTTCACAGCATTTATTCAATTTTTATCAGGTGACTTTTCAGGTGCGTGGCAAACTTTACAAACAACGATTTCAAATGTCGGACAAACTATTTGGGAAGGTATTTTATCCATTTGGTCTCAAATCGAACAATTTTTGTTCGACACATACAGTAGGATCACTGGTAATACAGTGTCTAGTTGGTCTGAAATTTGGTCGAACACCACAAAATACGTAACACAAATTTGGAATTCCGTTTCAACTTGGTTCAGCGAAACGGTTGCTACAATTGGTTCTAAAATGTCCGAAGCTTACAACAGAATAGTTTCAGGTGGTAGTCAATGGGTTGAGTCTATAAGACAAGCGATGCATAATTTTTGGAATGCGGTAGTTCAGAAGTTTTGGGACGTCGTGGATTCTTGTAGAAAAGGGATGCAAGATGCAGTTGACACAATCCGTAACTTCTTCGGCAACTTTTCTGAGGTCGGACAATATCTGATGGAAGGTTTAGCTAATGGTATTAGTGCAGGTATAGGTTGGGTTGTAGATGCAGCTTATAACGTAGCTAAAAGCGCATTAGATAAAGCTAAATCCGTATTAGGTATTGCATCTCCATCAAAAGAATTTAAATCAATTGGTATGTTTGTGTCACAAGGGTTAGGTATAGGTATAGCTAATCAGGCGTATAAAGCGGTTGATGCAGTAAAAAATGTGTCTAGCCAAATGTTAAATGCATTCGATGCTAACTTAGTACCTTCTATAGACTTAAGTGGTTTGAATAGTTCAATCGCTAGTGATTTGAACGGGTTCTTAACTGACGATGTCCAACACACGCTAGCAGAGGCAAATAAACCTGTAGTTAATATTCAAGTTACCAATGAAGGCGACATAGATTTAATCAGAAATACAATCAGAGATATGGATAGTAATGAGTTTTACACATAAGGTGGTGGTAAGTTGATTGTTAGAGATGTAGAAGTAGTGAGTGACAAGACGTATAGGGTATCTGACAATCCCTTTACCAATAAAAGGGTAACTGTTAAATCACTAAATATAAGTGATATAGATCGCGAATATAGCTACGAAGAAATCGAACGTTTAAGCGGTCGATTACACACTGGTGTTAAGGAAAGCGCTAGAAAAGCGGTATTAACACTTGAATACAATGTAGATAAGTTAGCACAAGCTATACATTTAAGAAATCAACTTGCCACACTTTTTAGTGGTAAGTTTTATTTGCGTGAACTTGTACCTGCGTTAATAGAGATACCCTTTCAAGGTTTTAACGAACCTGACTTTGAATTTAATTTAAACTACGCAAGTGGGCTTCAATTAGAATTTAGACTGGTTAACATTGGTGACTATGATACAAATCGTACTAGTGGAGAAATAGAGTTACAATTTGAAACTTCAGAAACGCCTTATTATCAAAGTATTGGTAGAAGTTTAAATTTAGAGAAACTAGATACCAATTATTTATGGTCTACAGATATGGGCATAGAAATGCCAGTTAGTAGCGCTAAACGTAAATACACATTTGAGAATGTTAATTCAGGCAACGTCTATTATTACGGTACAAAACCTATCGACCAGTTTACATTTGATAGAGTCGTGACAATAACGCTAGGCGAGGATACTAAAAAGTTTAGTTGGAATCTTGAACATTCAGAAGTAATGACGATAGAAGGTTTAAATTTAAAAGCAGGAGACACTATAAAGTTTGACGGATTACAAACTTATAGAAACGGTGTATCAATCGATGACTACACTCGTTTGTCTCAACCATATTTTGATTTCGGGTGGAATTACTTCACTATTAATCAAACTGTACAAAAAATTGTGTTCGACATGAAATTTTATTATAGGTAGGTGGTACTTTGCCATTTCTAATAAAAAATAGGGTTGGTAAAGGCTACCCTGTTTATGCTCCAACAGTTGTAAACGAAAAATTAAAAGATGACGGTAGTTTAAATTTTGACATCATAGAAAACGAAAATACACACGATCTAATCAGTGCGGTATCAAAAATGTGGACAGTGCATAAAGTAGCTGGACCTGATGATAAAAAGATATACGTTATTACTATTATTGACCGTAAGAGTAAGGGAAATAAACAGTATTTAAGTATTACCGCACGAGAAAAAGAAATTGATGATTTAATGGTGTCACGTATTTATTCTAACGTTACTGGTAGTTTTACAGTTGAGGAATATTTCAAACTTATATTTCAAGGCACTGGATATAAATACAGTATACCAATACATGTGCCTTCTAGCCGTTGGGAAAATGCAGGGGAAGGCGAGTCCAGGTATGACATGTTTAAAGCGGGTTTAGACCGCTACGGACTTGAATATGAGTATGATGCAACAACTAAGACGTTTACTTTAAAGCCTTTTGTTAGTAATACAACAAAATATTATATTTCAAGCAAGGTAAATGCTAACAACATAAAGTTAGAAGAAGATGCTAGCGAGGTATACACCTATATCGAGGGTTACGGAGATTTCGAAGAAGATGGTAACTTCCTAGAAGGTGGTTTACGTGTGAAGTATACACACCCACTAGCCAAGGTTATCGGCAAGCGAGACGCTCCGCCTAAAATAGACGGTCGTATCAAAGACCCTGAATTGATGAAAAGAGAAATTGAGGCTATTATTGATCAATCATTAAAAACATCTTTGTCACTCGATTTTGTAAGTTTGAGAGAACAATTTCCTGACGCAATACCACGTATTGGCGATTTAGTACCAGTGCGTGAAGATATCATCGATGTAAACGATAAGGTGCGTATCATTGAGATTAAGACTAAACGTGATGCTCATAACAGAATTATAAGTCAAGATGTTGTGTTAGGTGACCAAAGACGGCGTGACCGTTATCAAAAAAGTGTTAACAATGCAGCTACCCTAGCTAATGGATTAGGTGGTGGTAGCACTGGTATTAGGTCTATAAATTCCGTTTCCAAAAAAATTGATGCGACTGCTAAAACAGTAACTAAAGTGACCGAAACTTCTGGCGCATTAGAATATAACGGATTAGGAATACACGCCAAAGACGGTAGTAAGTATTTGTCGTATATGAAAGATGGTATCAAAAGCAGTAATGATGCTGGTAACAATTATACCGTGTTAATGTCAGGTGACGGGTTTAACATGGACGCCATGAAAGTCGCTACACAATCAACTAACGGACTAATGAGCAAAGAGGATAAGGTCAAATTAGACAAGATTAGTGATACTACTCAACCTAATACCAACAGTTTAATTATTACAGGAGAAAATGGAAAAAAATACAATATTACAGTAAATACAAGTGGCCAATTGATAGCCAAGGAGGTTTAATGATTGAAATTAAACTTATTTAAAAAATTAGATGTATTCTTTAACGATAAATTTATAAGTCAAAATGAAAGTAATTATGAAAAGATTGAAAATGCTTTCGAAGGTATTACTGATGATATTGAATACCATAGAAAAAATGAAAAAGATGCTCATAATTCTGACAATGTAACTCACTACACTAAAAAAGGTCAAAAGACTAATGTTGGTGACGAGTTAAGGTATCAGAACGAAGTGAATGACCATTTAGTATTGGGTGCATTAGGCAATGGTCAACAAGAAATTAGACAAAGTCGTGTATCAATTGACGCAATCCAACATAACACGTTGGAGGAGCGATTGAAACACGACTTTTTGCGTGAAAAAAACGACCGAGAAAAAGGTTTGAAAAACTTATTAGATAAAATTAATCGGGTAGTGAACGTCGATGAATTTGGCGCCGACCCTACAGGTGTTAAAGATAGTACAGAAGCATTTAGAAAAGCTTTTGGTAACGGTAATGTACAAGTTACTATGTCTGGCGGCACCTATAAAGTATATGGTTTAAGATTACCTAACAACACTAGATTAGTTGGACAAGGTAAAGATATTACAACAATTAAACTAGCAGATGATGCGCCTGCTGATGCAATTGTAGTTACTAACCTAACAATGGGTGGCAACGCAAAGAATATTGCTATTGAGAATTTCAGTGTAAATGGTAATAGAGGGCGACAAGGTGGAGCATTGAAACCTGCAGGAGGTTCGCTTTCCAGTGGCGTAAGATTCGCAGGCGTTAAGAACGGTTATATTTACAACATTAAATCCTATAACAACCTATTACACGGTATTGACGTCACATACGGTGTAGACGAATACTTTTACGGTGGCGATGGTGCTAGACCGAGTGAGCTACTGGAAAGTAAATATGTGCATGTAAATAATTGTGAAACGCATACGTTTGGAGATGATGGTATAACTACACACTGGAGTAGATACATTCTGATTACAGATTGTTATTCACATGATCCAGTTGGTGGAGGTAATAACAACGGCATTGAAATTGATGACGGTTCACAATTTATTTTTCTTTCTGATAACAAATCAGAAAATAACTACGGTGGCCTTGAGATTAAAGCGCATGAACCAGCGTGTGCGCCTCAAAATGTATTCGTTAACAATCATTTATCTATACGTGACACACGAGCTTATAATATTCGACACATTGGGCATCACAAAGCAAGTGACGCTCAATCTAAAACTGCTTACAATGTAGTGTTAAATAACTGTAGTGCAGTATATCCACAATTCAATGAAGTTTATCCGAATACTACGCCACGTGCTATCGTTGTATGTGCGTACCGCAATGTATTAGTAAACAATTTTAGTGCAATTGGCGATTCTAAATGGACTGCTAAACAACCAGTAGCCGTTGTTCAATTCAGAGCGGAGAATGTTGTATTTAATGGCGTCAACATTCAAGGCTTTACAGAGGCTAGCGCTGATTTAAAAATCATGGGTGGTTCTAACAGACCTAAAAAAGTTACTTTTGCTAACGTCAACCTATTCAAATCCTCTAAATACATCGGTATTGCGGGTGGCGGTCAGGTTTACGATACTAAGATTATTGGTGCTAATTTAATCGGTGCTGGTACTGGTACTGCAATTGAGATGTACAATAATACAGCTGAAATCATCGGTGTACAAGCGGAAGGCTATACTAATCAAGCTGTAATCAGTAAAAAGAAATATTCAAAAGTACCAACAGTTTTAAAAGGTGGTTTGTCTGCAGGAGTAACAGGCGGAGGAGCCTTATCAGAAGTAGGTGCAGCTTTAGCTTCAACTGGTGGTTCATACGCACATAGTGCACGTTCATGGATTGCAGGTGTTGGTATGGGGTCGCAAGCGCATGGATCACGTAGTGCGGTCATCAATTCTTTGCAATCTGAAACTATACCTGGTAGTTATTGTCAAACAATTGTTAATAGCCGTGGTGTTAAATCACGTGGTAACTATGCATTCTTGCTAGGTTACGGAGCGAATGGTGCAAGTACAGCAAATATTAAAATCGATATGTCTTCTACTAGCGGTAACATTAAGACAGCTGGACAAGTGACAACTAGCAATAACTTTGCCGATTATGCGGAGTATTTCGAATCACAATCAGGCCAGGCGATTGCAAATGGTACGATTGTAACTTTAGAAGGACGTTATATTCGCAAATGTCAGGAAAATGATGTGCCATTAGGTGTTATTTCAGGGACTGCAGGCATCATTTTAGGTGACCAAATATTCCACCACAAAGACAGATTTAAGCGTGATGAGTTTGGTGTCATTATTACCGAAAAGCAACTAAAAACATGGACTGACGATAAAGGTAACGAGTATTCAGAATACATTGATGTACCTGTAGAGCGCGAAGATTATGTCGAGAATGAAAACTATGAATCACGTGCGGAACGCCCTGAATGGAACGTTGTAGGTTTGGTTGGTCAAATCTATATTGCAGTTGATGAAACTGTACAAAAAGGCGACTGGTTGCGTGCAAAAAACGGTAAAGGTACTAAAGATAACGTTAATGGTTACTACAGAGTTATGGAAGTAACAACACCTTACGATGCTAGTAAAGGTTATGGCGTGGCTGTATGTTACGTTCAACCAGTAACTAAAGGGGGTATTTCTTAGTGACAAATTTAGATAAAATCGGCGTTTTAAAACAAGAGAATACACCATATTACAAGCCTATCTCATCAACGCAGATAGGCTTTTATAATACCGATAGCAATACTGCTCAATTACGTTTCATTGTGCATAGAGATGGATTCCCGTATCAATTGGGTCCAGTAAATATTAGTGGTTATCTATGGTTAAAGTCATCAAATGGAAGCATGTCAGGGCAATTAGATTTAGAAATTATAGACTCTAGCGGTGGCATTGTTGGTGCGACAGTACCTAATGAATTCTTGAAAGCTGCAACTGAAACCGAGTGTGAAGGACAAATATTATTAGCGGTAAACGGTACAACTGATATTGCTACTTTAGGGAAGTTTAATTTTTATGTTTCCGACTCATTACCAAACCAAATAAAAGGCGACATTAAAGTTCAATACTTTAGAATGTTCGACGATTTAAAAAACGCATTGGAAGAAAAAGTAGCGGATATTGAAAAGTCTCTTGAAACATTAGGGGATTATGTAACGCAAGTACAAGATGCAAGCCAACAAGCGTTAGATCGCATGGAAATAATTAAAAACGAAGTTACATCAACAATTAATAATGTAGCTAGTACATCTAAAAGCGAATTGTTGTCTTTACTAACCCAATATAAAAACGATGTTGAGGTTGTGGCTACCAATAGTGAATCTTCAATTCAAGCTAAAGTTGATGAAGGAAGTAAAGCTATTGATACGAAGATAAACGATTCTAAAAGTTATATTGATGGTAAAATCCTACAATTTAACACGGCTTACAACAGTAACGCTTTTGCGACACCTAAAGATGTTGATGCTAAAATCAATACTTTGGATTGGCAAAAATCGCCATTAACCACTAATGCTGGAATGGCTATTAGCATTCGAGATTTAGATTTTAACAACCCCTCTAACTTAATAACGAAATCTGGATTATATTACCTTTATTCAGCTGTTAATGGTCCTAAAAACGTTGTTAGTAATGGATTTTTATCAGCACACATTGTTAACGATAATTATATGAAGTTTTATTACACACCGTACACATCTAATGAAGTATATATTCGCACCAAAAAAGGTGTTGATAGTTGGACGGACTGGCAAAAGATCAGTGAACCAAACGATACTGGTTGGATTGAATTTTTATTGATAAATGGTGCAGTATCTAATTCTGCGTTTAATAGTGATAGCGAACAAACTGGATTTAAATGCGCTTACCGAAAAGTAATTAGTGGCGGTGTAACTACCAACTATTTACGTTTAAACGGTTCGAATGTTACCAGTGGCCAAGTAATAGCCCAACTCCCACCTACATTTACAAAATATTCACAGTCATTTCCTGTACGTGTACCAGTATCTAGTGCGTTTGCAGGTGGATATGTAACGATTCGCCCTTCTGGTGAAGTGAGATTTTATGTCAACGGAGAAACGAGCGGGTGGAACACTAAAACCGGTTATTTATATGGCGAAATGAATTGGATTGATAATTAAGGAGTGAATAAATTGAATATCGAAAAAGTAGTTTATAACGTGGATAACGGCCAACCATTTTTAGTTTTTACAGATAAGGATGGCGAAAGTGTATATCCGGAATTTGAGTATACAGATGTACCTGTGCCAGATGGATTATATCAGCCGTTTTACTTTGATATAGATCAAAACAAATGGATTGGAACATCTAAAGAAGAATTTGTAAAAGAGCATCAAACAGAAGAAGAATTGCCTAATCGAGAAGTATTGGTTGCTGAGCTAATGGCACAAATCGCTTCTCAAGATTTAGAAATTAAAAATCTGCAAAAAGTGACAGCTGAATTAGCTTTATCTTTGGCTACAAAGGAGGAAGTATAAATGAGTTTCGGAAGTCTTAAATATATGTACAGTTTAGGTGTTTATACAAATGAAAAATTTAAAGTATTTGTAAGGGCAGAATGGATTACGCCAGAGCAATACAAAGAAATTACAGGAGTAGAATATGTTATTTAAATAACAGACTGGAAGTGATGAAATGGTAGAGAACTACCAAAGAGACACTGACCGACGTTTGGGCCATTTAGAAAGTGATGTCAAGGAGATAAAAAACTCTTTGGGGCAAATTAAAGAAGGACAACACAAACAAGACCTCGTCAATCAAAAAATGGACCTGACGTTAGACTCTATAAACAGAGAAAGAGAGTTAGATAAAGAAAACAAAGAAGTAAATAGAAAAAACATACGCGAGGTGAAAATGTGGATATTGGGTCTCGTTGGCACAATTGCCGCATCACTTATAATCGCGATTATACGTACCGCATTAGGTATTTAAAGGAGGTGATTGCCATGCTATTTGGATATAGTTTTTGGAGCTGCTTCTGGTTTGGTAGATGTAAATAATGTTTGAAAAGAGTCGGCACTTCGGTGTCGGCTATTTTTATGAAAGAGAAGTGATGTCATGGCCTTACCAACTAGCGGTAAACCAACAGCTAAAGATGTTGTAGAATGGGCGTCTGACCTTGCCAAGCGCGGCAGAGGTGTTGACGTCGATGGTTATTATGGTATGCAATGTTGGGATTTACCTAACTATATACTTAAAAGGTATTGGGGATTCACAACATGGGGCAACGCCAATGCGATGGCCATTAAAAGTAATTATAGAGGATATAACTTTAAAATATACAGAAATACCCCTTCTTTTGTACCCTTACCAGGCGACTGGGCAGTATGGGCAGGTAGTAATCCGGGACATGTTGCAATCGTTGTTGGACCAAGCAATACTAGTAAGTTTGTAAGTATTGATCAAAACTGGTACACAGCTAACTGGACTGGTAGTATCGCTCAAAAAATCACACACAACTACAACGGTGTAACTCACTTTGTTAGACCTCCTTATAAAAAAGCGCCAGTTATTATAGATCAACCTACTAAGCCAACACCTAAACCGCCAAGTAAACCAGTATTAACCGAAGAAGAAAAAGTACAACTTGAAAAAGCGGAACCATCTAAGCCAGAAGTCAGATTTAAAGAGGTTACTGAAATTGTATACACCACTAAGCGTGATGACTTTGGCACGCCTGATAGGTTCGAGCATTTTGTTGCGTGGGGACAAAGACGTACTGGGGCGGTAAAAGGAATTACAATACGCAATGCGCACTCTATGCGTTCGGTTAGTGATTTATACAATGACCGAAATAAATATATTAATTCAAATGATTACCCGCATTATTACATCGACAGATTAGCTATATGGCAACCACGCCCCAATGATTACGAGTATCCGAATGACCCCAATAACATTGTAATAGAAGTATGTGGTGACTATAGCGATGATAAAGAGGGTTTTATATTAAATGAGCTATGGGCGATGATTATTGGAGCTACATTATTAGAGGAGTATAAAATCGATTTAAATTTTAAAAACATTAAAGTCGATAAACAAATGTGGCGCTCCCTAAAAGAACATGTTAACTGGGATTTTATTAAAGATGGATTTCCTCCTAAAGAGAAATTGGAAGAACTTGCGAAGGCTGCCGTTGGATTATATGCCAATAAAGACAACTTATTAGTCAATAAAGCAGAATATAAAGTTACTAAATCCAAAATAAAAACGATTGTTAATAATAAAAATAAAGATATTGTGGCACAAAATGAAGCGACAAAAGAAACTACCAACACATCTAAGCCTATTGTTAAGACGACGCCGTCTACACCTAAAATTGTGGTAGAAAAAAGTAGATATACTTTTGGTCAGGCTTTAGACAGACAAATGCGTGTTGCGCCACAAATTAATACTGGTTGGGGTTGGCATCATGCGAGCAGAACCCAAACTAGCAATGCAATGAATCCTACTACCATTTGGAATAATTCGAAGCAACGTTATCAAATGTTGAATTTAGGTAAATATCAAGGGATACCTGTTAGTAAATTAAATCAATTACTTTCTGGTAAAGGTACTTTAAGTGGACAGGGTAAAGCATTTGCAGACGGTTGTAAAAGATATCAAGTAAATGAAATCTATTTAATAGCACATGCTTTACTTGAAAGTGGACATGGTAAATCGAATTTTGCTAGTGGACGTTATGGCGTTTATAACTACTTTGGTATTGGTGCTTTTGATAGCAATCCGAACAACGCTATAACATTTGCTAGAAATGAAGGTTGGACTACACCAGCTAAAGCTATTATTGGTGGCGCTAAATTTGTGCGTAAGGGTTATATCGATAAAGGACAAAATACGTTATACCGTATGAGATGGAACCCTAAAAACCCTGCTACACATCAATATGCAACTGATATAAATTGGTGTAAACATCAAGCGACTACTATACATGACTATTATAAAATCATAAAAACAAGCGGAATGTTTTATACGCGCGATCAATACAGATGAGGTGGTTAAGTGATATATAAAAATAAAGATATTAAAGCAGAAATCAATGAGCAGGGCGTCGATATAGGGAATATTGGCGCCAATTTTTATACAAAGGATTTAGGTACTGCATCTATACGAATCAGTATTAATTGGAAAGGTTCAGTTTTAGACCTAAGCAAAACGACATTAAAACCTAAATTAGATTTATTTTGTGAAGATGGTTCGATTTTTGTAAATGAACCGATCGAAATTGTATCTCCCGTCAACGGATTAATACAATACAACATAAGCAAAGACGTTATTAAGCACGTCGGTTATGTAACTGGCAAGTTGTTTTTAGTAAACGACGCTGAATCAATCCATGTTGTAACATTTCGTTTTAATATAAGCGATAGTGGAATTGATTCTGTTGTAACCAAAGAAGTATCTGTAACATTAGTAGACGATACGGTAAGACGTATTATTCAAGAAAATGCTATTCAACTTCTAGGCGACGACTTCGAATCCCGCCTTAATATTGATGTAATAGAACACCTTAATAGCAATCCTGATATGTTTAAAGGTGTTAAAGGAGATAAAGGAGAAACTGGAGCCACTGGACCTAAAGGCGACAAAGGAGACGCTGGAGAGCAAGGTAAACAGGGAATGCAAGGTATCAAAGGTGATACAGGAGAAACGGGCCCTATTGGTGCAACTGGCCCTCAAGGTCCTCAAGGCGAACGTGGGGAACAAGGTCCTCCCGGTCCGAAAGGTGACGAGGGTATCATACGTTTTGAAAACCTTACGGAAGAACAACAAAACTTGTTAAAAGGTGCGCCAGGTGAATCGATTATTAACGATAAAGCTGTTACACACAATAAAACAGACTTTATTACTACAGGAAAAAATATATTTAATCCGTATAATTTGTTATCTGGCAAACTACTGTCCTACACAACGGGATTGTTATCAGATAACAACACCTATGTAACAAGTGATTTTATACCAGTTGAATCATCAACAGAATATACACAAAGTCATAGTGATATTATTGTGTTTTATGACAACAACAAACAGTTTATTAGTGGACTATCACGTGTTACACCAACAACTACACGTACATTTACAACACCTAGCAATACTAAATTTATTCGAACAACAACCATCAATGATGGTGTGGGTGGTACATACACTTACAAAGGCTATCAAATCGAAAAAGGTGGAGTTTCTACATCTTATGAACAGTTCAAATATTATTTGAACGGACTAGTTGTTGAGTTACGTGACAATGTAGTTAAGAATAACAATATTGCGGATTCTAATGTAGGGATTGAGAAGTTAAACTTCATTAAATCTTCTCAAAATATGTTCAATCCAAACAAAGTGACGAATGGCGTATACATCAACCCTACAACTGGTGCATTATCATCTAACACTAGTTATTCGGCTAGTGACTTTATCCCGTTGAGTGATAGTGCAGAGTACATCAAGAATAATACATTGAACCTATACGCTTTTTACGATGTAAACGGTAACTTCATCAAGACAACAACAACATCTACTAACCAAATTACAAAGCCAACGAATGCACAGTTTGTAAGAATATCCACTTTAACAACCGCCGTTGGAAGTACAATGTTAGTTGCAGGGACATCGTTACCTAGTCAATTTGTACCGTATAAGAAGTATATTCCGTCTGATTACTTAGAGTTATCAAATGTACAAGTTAAACAAGATATTACTGATGTTTACGGTAAATTTAATTTAAAAAGTTACACAGCAGAGGCTAGTAAACAAAGTAATCCCGATGTAAATCAAAGATTAGAGATTGCGTTTATCGGGGACAGTTGGGTACAAGGTGGAGAATTTAAACAAGGTGACAGATTAACCTTGCCGTTGCGTGACAGAATGCAAAAGGTATATGGTGACGGGGGTATCGGATTTGTGTCTTTTTATAGCATCTTTTTAGGCGCAGGTGCGGTAACTGTTGGTAAAACTGGTTCGTGGGTTGAACGTAACAAAGGGACTGATGTTAGTGGTTTAGCCATTGAAGAAGTAGAAAGTACAACACCTGACGACAGTATTAAAGTTACTTTCAATGAAGATGTTGACTTTTACGAGATTCACACACAAAGCGGCAACACTGGTACATGGAAATATAATGTAGACGGCGGGGATTGGACGACAGTTGATGCTAGTCAAGAAGTGACGCCAATTTCAATGACGCTAGGTAAACACACTATTAATATTGTACATGTATCAGGCACAACGACTTTCATTGGATCATACGCATATAAAGGTAACAAAGGTGTAGTTATTCACAAGATTGGTAACGGTGGTAGTACCGCTAAACACTATATTGACGTTGACCGCACTAACTACATCAACCAACTTAAACGTTGCCGTGCGAACACATTTGGAATCTTATTAGGCACTAATGATATGGCGCAAAGTGTATCATTGAGTGATTACGAAAGCCAAATGAAAGAGTTGATAGGACGTATTAAAGAAGCTAAACCAAACGCTAGCATCTTCTTAATCGCACCTAGTGGCAATAAGTATGACGGTACTAAATTAAATACTATTGAAGATTATAGCGACACACAATTAAAGATTGCTAAGGATTTACAGTTAGGACATGTTAGTTTAGTACGTGCATTAGGTAACTTTGCTACAACTAACGCCAATGGATTGATGTATTCAGACGGCGTACACCCTAACAGAGATGGCGGTTACGCAATTTCAAATGTAGTTTATGACAGATTACTAAGATTATAAGTCGACCTTTCCTGGTCGGCTTTTTAATTTAAGGAGATGAATTGAATGGATATTAAAGTAGTAGCACGTTATATTGTTTTATTATTAGCTTTAGTCAATCAGTATTTAACAACAAAAGGTATCAACCCTTTGCCAGTGATTAGCGAGGAGGATATATCTTCTTTATTAATGACAGTTATGGGCTTGTATATGGCGTACAAAAACAACCCGAACACTAAAGAGGCACAATGGGCTAATCAGAAAATGAAAAAGTATAAAGCTGAACAAAAGTATATTAAAGCAACTGGCGCTATGCCTCAAAAAGACATTGTCGAACCAGTTGAAATCGAGGAGAACCTTTAGGGGTTCTCTTTTTGAGGTGATTAAATGAGAACTTTAGATGAGGCTATAAAATGGCTCAACAACTCTGTAGGTAAGCAATACGACTTTGATGGTGCCTACGGTTACCAATGTTACGACTATGCTAATGCGTATTTTAACTATACGACTGGATTAAGGTTAAGTGGTATGTATGCCAAAAACATTCATACAGACAATGCATCAGTTTTAAATAATATCGCAACTGTACATGAGAATACACCTAACTTTCTTCCTTTACCTGGTGACATTGTAATATTCAATGGACGATATGGTGGCGGGTGTGGTCATGTAGCAATAGTGACTCAAGCGACATTAAATAGTTTCGAAGTGATTGAGCAGAACTGGCAAGGTGGAGGATATGTAAATGGACGTCCAGGTTGGGAAACTGCGACAAGACGTTGGCACCAATATGACAATCCGATGTGGTTTATTCGTTTAAATTATGCGGGGAAGAAATCCATCAAGAATGTCCTACCGTCGAAGCAACCTAACCCTAAAAAGCTTAAAATAGCTTTAGTGCCAGGACATGGCTATGCAGATCCAGGCGCAACAGGTAATGGGGCTAATGAACGTGATTTTATACGTAAGAACATCGTGCCAAATGTCGCCAAGTATCTACGAACAGCAGGACATGATGTTTATTTGTACGGTGGGTCTAACATGTCGCAAGATATGTATCAAGACACTGCATATGGTCAGCGTCTAGGTAATAAAAAAGATTATGGCTTATACTGGCTTAAGCACAACCAGAATCCTGATGTAGTTGTTGAGTTTCATTTAGACTGGTCAGGTGGAGGCGCTAGTGGTGGGCATGTCATTATTTCAAATAAGTTTAATGCAGACACAATAGACAATGGCATACAGTCTGTCATTAAGTCTAATTTGGGTCAAATTCGAGGTGTGACGCCACGTAATGACTTGTTGAATGTCAATGTATCAGCAGAGTTAAACGTCAATTACAGACTAGCTGAATTAGGTTTTATCACTAACAAAAGTGATATGGATTATATCAAGAGAAATATTGATAAATATTGTCGTGAGATAGCTGGGGCTATACACGGTAAACCTATCGGCGGTACGTTAGCGGGTAAAACACAAGTTAATCGTATATCTTGGGGGTTAAGTGGAACATTCTATCCAGACAGAGCGATTAAAGTCCGACGCCAAGCAGGATTAAATGGCGAAGTGGTTGACCAAGCGTCTTGGCTATATAGTAAAGATGACTGGGTTAAGTTTGATCAAGTGATTAAAAAAGATGGTTACTGGTGGATAAGATTTAAATATCAAGCGCCAGGTGCAAGTAAAGCCTATTTCTATTGTGCTGTATGTAAAATCACAGATAAGGAAGAAAAAATAAAGAATGAAAAGTATTGGGGAAATATTAAGTGGTTATGAGTTGATTTATAAAATATGCATATGTTAAATTATTTTTAGGCATATTCCCTTATGCTCAAATTATAGCCTTGTGTCTTGTATGTAATGTTTAAAAATTGGGACGGTCTTAATTGACCGTCTTTTTTATTTGTGTTAATTTATTTTTAGGTTCTTTTTGAGTATTATTCAAACATCCAAGTTTTTGAGAGTAGCCCTTGCGGCTGCTCTTTTTTTATGTTACCTTATTTACGTGGTTGTTTTATACGTGAATATAAGTGTATTTTCAGGCTAACTGTAATGGTTGGCCTGTTTTTATGTGTTATATTAATTACACTCTTAATAGCGACTTAATGTTTTAACAGTACAAACCAGTGGTAAAAACAAACATAACTCATGCTGGGTTATATTTACTGATATCAGAGTCGTAGTTTAATACGGCTCTTTATTTATGTTTTAGAAATCAGTGAATGGGTAAAATCAAGTATCTTGTGGTCAATCACTTATAAAATTCTCTCTCATCATTAAAGCGACCTGTAAAAGGGTCGCTTTTTTATTATTTGGTCACACTGTGGTCACAAAAATGGGGCAAATCCTATTACACCGGTATATATATCCTCTCTCGAGGGGGTTATATAACTAATTACTCGGGGTTTTGGGTTCGAAAAGAGTTCCATTCTCTTTTGGCAATAAGGGCAACTGTTACGACGGTTGCCCTTTTTTTATTAATGACTTCAGTCAGTTGAGCACGTAAAACGTGCGAAACAATAAACCACCTGCTATGGGGGTGGGCAACAAAAGTTATACTAAAAAATCCCTGCTTAGCGTTATAATTAAGGTGTTCAAGCCAAATTAATAACGAAAGTAGGGATTTGTTATGGCTAATGAAGCCAAGAGTTTAGCACATACAAAATGGATGTGTAAATACCACATTGTATTTACTCCAAAGTATAGAAGAAAAAGCATATACAATCAATACAGACCATCAATTATTGAAATTATAAAGTTATTGTGCAAATACAAAGGTGTGGAGATTATAGAAGGACATATGATGCCAGATCATGTACATCTATTAGTGAGCATCCCACCTAAAATAAGCGTTTCAAGCTTTATGAAGTATTTAAAAGGTAAAAGTGCTTTGATGATATTTGATAGACATGCAAATTTGAAATATAAATTTGGAAATCATCACTTTTGGGCAGAAGGATATTATGTAAGTACAGTTGGATTAAATGAAGCTACAATAAAAAAATATATACAGAACCAAGAAAAACACGATAAAGCGATTGATAAGTTGAGCGTAAGAGAATATGAAGACCCTTTTAAGGGTTATTGAAGTTAGTCAAAAGGGGCTGGGACATAATTCTCAGCCAAAAAAAGAATCGATTAGGTAAAATCATTTTTACTCAATCGATTCTTTTTATATATTATTTTAAAAAAATAAAGCCCTCACGTATAATAATGAATAACGACAA